TTACACGCGGATCGGGCCCGGCGGTTTTGTGTTGTGTCGTTCCGTGGAATACTTCGACATTCCCGAGGATGTCGTTGGCATTGTCGTTGGGAAGTCAACGTACGCACGGTGTGGGCTCATCGTGAACTGCACACCGATGGAGCCGGGGTGGCGCGGTCAGCTGACCATCGAGTTGCACAACGCCACTGCGCACCACATCACCGTGCACGCCAATCAGGGCATCGCGCAGGTGATGTTCTTTCGCGGTGAACGACCTGCGATCACCTACGCAGACAAGCAAGGCAAGTACCAAGGGCAGAGCGGCGTAACGTTGCCACGGGTGACGGAATGAACAAACAGCAACTGATAATTGCAAAAATAGCCCGCATTGAGCCAACGGAAGAAACACGGAAGCGTGGCGATGCTTTTGCTTTTCGATATTTCACAGAGGTGTCAATTGCTGATAGAACCATAAAGATTAGCACGGTTGGCAAATTCAGTCTTGGATACGGTAAAGAATATCTGGAATTAGGATTCTTTCCTCTTCGATACTACGAGACCATGGTGGATTACGAAGGTACTTGGAACTGGGCAGAAATAAATGACGACGCGGCGCCGACAGCACATATTGAGACTTTGAGCGAAACATCAGACGACGAAGCACGCGCTCAGCATCAAGCGTACATTGATTGGGCAACGATTGTTTTGCAGGTAGACTCGTTATGAAAGTACTTAACTGTCTCTGCAAACAGTGCAGATCGCGACGTGGCAAACATGCGCTCTACCAACAGCAATTTCGCAAGGCACGACGCAAGGCAAACGAGCGACTGCGCTTTGCGTTGGTGTCTCGGTCGTATGACGTGGATATTCCCGAGAAGGCACGAGGAGAGTACGCTGCATGACTATGCAGCTCGATTTATTCAGCGCTAAACCGAATTACAGACTACGCAAGTGGTGGAGCTGGTCGCGCATCCGTGGCGACCTGTTCGCCGCTATCGAATATCCAGTTGAGGCGCAAGACGACGAGGAAGCGCTTAACCAAGCGACGATTGTTTGTCGCGAAATTAATACGGGCCGTGACGAGTTTATGTTTTATTTGTTCCGCACTGACGATGTAATTGCGCGGTATTCGGTACGCCATGGAGCAGTAAAGATATTGCCACGGGTGACGCAATGATGTATCAATTTCGTGACGCCACGAAAATGGTCATGCATAGCCCTTGACAACATGGCGACAATGGAATCACACGAGGAGAACGAAGCATGACGACGATTGCACCGATTCCAAACCCCACGGAACTTGGCATACCCGGCGGAACATACACGGCCACGCAGACATTTGTACAGGTCGACAAAGCGGGTCAGTGGTTCGCTACATCGATGAGTAACTACGGCGTGCCGTGGCCACAATTCGGCATTCATCTGTGGTATCGTCGGTCAGTCGCAGCGGAGTGGCAACTCATCCAGTTCTACAACGACGCACACGGCAACATCACCGTCATCGGCAATGAGTTGTACTTCATTGTCAACCGCAAGAACGGTACTTCGTTCATGAACAAGATTTCACGATGGCAGGGGCCTCGCTCATGAGCTATGCGTACGATCTTCGGCACTGGGCAACGGTGCAAGACTTTGACACGCATCTGCATCGCCACGACCCCATTGCTACGGCACCGTGGGCGCGTGGCGTCGTCTTGCATCACACGTGGCGACCGTTGCCAAGCCAATGGAACGGCGCTATCACGATGAACGCCATGAGTAAACGATACGAAGCCATGGGATGGCGAGGCGGCCCGCATTTGTTCCTCGTCATCGGCGGACGCAATCCGGAGCTTGACGGCATCTGGCAAATGTGCCCATTGAACGTGCCCGGTATTCATTGTTCATCGGTGCCCGGCAACAACACGATGTGGGGTATCGAAGTGGTCGGCGAGTACGACACGCGACCATGGCCCGACGATTTGCACCGGCTCGTGCGCTCCACGACGTTGGCGCTGATGAATTGGCGCGGTATCGCAGTGGATGCAACGACGCTCAAAGGACACCGCGAATACCCAGCGGCAAAGAAGTCGTGCCCGGGCTCAGCGATAAACATCGACGCGGTGCGGTACGAATTCGCAGCATATCAGCAGGGGAAAGTATGACCGAGTCAGTTGAGACAAAGCTGGCCCGTATAGAGGAAAAGCAGGACATGATACTGCGACGACTCGAGAACGGCGACGCCAACTTCAAAGAGTTCGAGAAGCGTATTGCACGGCTTGAACAACAGGTATACGCGGTCATGCTCGTCGGTGGCGGCGCATGGTTGGTGTTTCTTTCGTGGTTTCGCATGAGTGGAGGCTAAGACATGAAGCGCTGGTACAAATCAAAGACGGTGTGGATTAACGTGTTGTCATTGGTCGCCATGATACTCGCCACGGTTATGGCATGGCCTGAGCTCAACGAGATCGCACCGCAGATTGCGTACGCACTCGCCATTGTCAATGTGTTGCTTCGCTTCGTGACGTCGGAGTCCGTGCGGTGACTGCGCCAAAGAAGCCACGTGCGCAGGCCGTCGTAAAAAGCGAGGCACAGCCGGCAATCATCACCAAGTTACAGCAGGCCGAAGTCTTGGAAGCCATCGAGCGGCTTGGTTTCATGACGGATGCATGCAAGGTGTGCAACATCAACCGGCGTGACCTACTCCGAGCACGCGACGCCGACCCGGTGTTCGCTGCGAAGGTAGAAGAAGCGACCCGACGCGGTCGCGAAGTGCGCCAAGAGTTCCTCGAATCCTTGGCGTACAGCATGGCGCCAACGACACCGGTGATGGTCATGTTTCTGCTGAAGAAGTTAGACCCGACCTACAGAGAATCCTACAATGTACACTCCACTACAGGCCCCAACGACTACGTCATCGACCTCACCGCTGACGATCCGACACCAATCACAGACGTCACCCCAAAGAGCGTTTTGGGCAAGTGATGCGCGGTTTCGTCTGTTCGTCGGTGGTCGTGGCAGCGGTAAGACACGAGCAGGCGCAGTAGAGGCACTGAGACAACCCAAGGGCACCACGGGGCTCATCGTGGCACCGACATACCCAATGCTCAAACTTGGCGCCATGGAGACCATCCTGCGCTTGGTCGCCAAAGCAGGCATTGCGACGTCTTGGAACAAGTCAGACATGGAGCTTCGTTTGCTCGGTGACCGTCGCATCATATTCCGGAGTGCGGACAACCCCGACCGACTCCGTGGCGCCAATGCCGGGTGGCTTTGGTTGGATGAGGTTGCCATGATGGACAGCGACATTTGGCCATTGAGCATTGCGACGTTGCGCGAGCAACCCGGTCGGGCTTGGATGTCGACAACGCCACGCGGCAAAGATTGGGTATACCAACTCTTCGCAGGCACGCACCGCGACTATGCCACGATCCGAAGCAAGACGACGGACAACATCTTTCTTGATGACACCTTTGTCGAGACGCTCAAGGAGTCGATGACGTCCGAGATGTACCGGCAAGAAGTCGACGGTGATTTCATCGACCCGGTCGGCGCAATGTTCCAGCGCCATTGGCTGAAGACGACCGACGTTAGACCGCACGGCGCCAAGTGGTTCCGCTATTGGGACTTGGCATCGAGCGTGAAACAGAGCGCAGACTATACCGCGTCCGTCCGTGTGTGTTTACACGACGGCGTGTTCTATATTGCCGACGGTATCAAAGTGAAAGCGGAGTGGCCCGATGTACGACGCATCATGGTGGACACGATGCGACGTGAAGCGGACACGACGCACGGCATCGAGAAAGCACAGCACGGACTCGCAGCAACGCAAGAGTTGCGACGCATCCCAGAGATTGCCGACGTGTCGTTCAAAGGTATTGACGTCAAGGGCGACAAAGTCCAACGAGCTATGCCTTGGGCAGCGAGAGCCGAAGCCGGAGCCGTGGTCGTGGTGAACGGCGCATGGGTGCGGGACTTTCTCGATGAGATCGTCGCCTTCCCCAGCGCACCGCACGACGACTACGTTGACGCGGCCAGCGGTGCGGTCGCAATGATATCGAAGCCACGCGTAGAATGGAGTTTTGCATGACCATGAACAACCCGGCTTGGCTGGGTCAATTGTTGCGGAACGGAACAATCAAGACGGCTGACGTCGGCTATGCGCACGTCGCACCGTTGTACCGTGCGGTCGAACTGCGAGCCGATGCAATCAGCTCCGTGCCGTATCGTTTGCTTCGGAACGGTGTCGAAGTAGAGTGGCCGTGGAAGAAGAATTTCTCACGGCTCTTGGCAGCGACGGAGCGCAGTTTGCTTGTGACCGGCGCAGCGTATTGGGTGCGCATCGTCAAGGGTCGCACGTTGGTTGGCTTCGAAGCGCTCAACCCAACGACGGTGAACTACGCATACAATCCCAACCTTGGCACGCTAGAGAATCCCTACTTGGGGCTCACGTTTAACCAAGTCATTGGCGGCAAGATGTACGGGCCATGGACGCTCGAAGAGATTGTCTACTTCCGTGAGAACTCATTCACCGACGACGTCGGCCCGGGCTTGGCACCTGCGCAGGTCGCTATGCAGAATGCGCAGTTGTCCTACAATCTCGACCGCTTCACTTCGATGTTCTTCGAAGGTGGCGCGCAACCGGTGACGGTGATGAACCTTCCCGATTCAATGGACGACTCAGAGTTCAAGCGGATGGGCGCAGAGATTAACCAGCGCGGAAGCGGTGTGTTGAATGCGTTCAAATGGATATTTGTCCGAGCGCAAGAGTTGAAGGTACAGAAGATTACACCGGATATCAATACGTTGATGATGCCGGAGTTAGCAGAGCGCACGCTGAAGCAAATCGCCATGACGATGGGCGTACCGCTGACCATGCTTGAAGCATCGGCGGCGAACTATGCAACGGCGGATTCGGATCGTCAATCGTTTTGGCGTGAGACCGTGATACCTCGGTTGCCGAAGTTGGCCGACGTTATGAACGAGCAACTACTCGGGCCGTTGAAGTATGAGATTCAGTTCATGCCGGAGCAACTCGACGTGATGCAAGCGGACGAAGCACAGCGCTCAGGCTCTTTGCTTCAACTGACACAAGCGGGCGTACCGCTTCGGGCCGCGATGCAGATACTTGGCTATGACAACATTGCAGATATTGTCCTTCCCGGCGATTTAGCAGCACCGGAGTCTACGCCAGTTGAAGCGCCAACGGAGGAAGGCACCGCAGCACCGTCGGACATGGCGAACACATCCAAAGCCGTAGCCAATGAATGGTCGCTGTTGTCAAAAAAAATAGAGCGCAGAATTAAGAGCGGACGAGACCCACGCACCTCGTTTGATTCTGCGCTGATACCCGCTGACCACGTCGATGCCGTGATGGCGCACTGCTACAAAGGCATGACCGTAGCAGACGTGCACGACGTCATCCACGCAGTCAAGGCACCAGTTGACGACATGACACCGGATGAACTGCGCATCTATAACCGCATCATCAAAGAGATGAGAGCAAAGGGTGAGCAATGGGCCAAGGACATCGTCAACGAGCGCGATCCGGAAACATCGTTGCGCGAAGTTATCAAACCGGTCTTGGATTCAGAACTGGGCACGACGATGGGCAAGCGCATTGACCGGCTCGGTACTGAGTTTAGCATCCCGATGGACACCGGCGACCAGTCGCGGTATATCCAAGATTGGTTGCTCGATTACACACCGAAGACAACCAAGCTCATCGATGACACGACGGCGAACCGCATCAAGCCGATTATTGAGATGTTCCGCACAACCCCGGGCATGACGATACAGGACATCACGGCTGCGGTGTTGCCACTGAGCGACCCGACGCGGGCCAAAATGATAGCCATCACTGAGACGACGCGCGCAGCATCGCAGGCAACGACGTCGTATAAGGATTATCTCAGGGAACGCGGCGTCAACATGGTGCGGGTGTGGAATACCGATGCGGACGAGTTAGTTTGCGCAATCTGCACAGGCAAAATCTACGGTGTTGAGTTGAATGGACTGACTGAAGACAAGTGGCCTGCTGAGGTTGCGGCGGGGCCACCAGCGCACGTCAATTGTCGCTGTGACACGTCGCTGCGGTTGGTGCGCTGATGGCAAACAGCATCACCGTAGAAATCCTTGGACGCATCGGCGAGGCGCAAATTGGCGAGATGATACGCACCGTCACGCTGGGCTATGCGGTGTCGGTTGTCGACGAAATCAACAGCAACAAACCACCAAAACCGCAGCCGGGTTCTATGAAGTTTAAGTCAGAGAAGCAACGGCGCTTCGT